TCGTTGGGGTCTTACTGGTACTGTACCTAAAGAAAAATTTGAGTTTGAAAGTATACATGCAAGTTTAGGACCAGTTATTGGTAATATTAGTGCTAAAGAATTACAAGACAAAGGTGTACTATCAAACTGTCATGTTAATGTTGTACAATTAATTGATACACAGGCACATAGCGATTATCAATCAGAATTAAAATATCTCGTAACAAACAAAGCTCGTATTGAATATATGGCTAGTTTGTTAAACAATGTATCACAATCAGGCAATACTCTAATCCTAGTAGATAGGATTAGTGCAGGCGAAATGTTAGCAGAACTAATACCTAATAGCACTTTTGTAAGCGGAAGTGTAAAAGTAAAAGACCGCAAGGAAACATATGACACAATACGTGAAGGAACTAATGAAGTCATTATCGCAACATACGGAGTTGCGGCAGTGGGCCTTAATATACCTAGGATTTTTAATCTTGTACTCATTGAACCTGGAAAATCTTTTGTTCGGGTAATTCAATCTATCGGTAGAGGCGTAAGAAAGGCAAAAGATAAAGACTTCGTGCAAATTTGGGATATCACTTCAACGTGCAAATATGCAAAGAGACATTTAACTCAACGTAAGAAATTTTATAAAGAAGCAGAATACCCTTTCACTATTGAAAAAGTAGACTGGAATTAAAAGGAATAATATATGAGAATATTAACATTAGAGGATAAGTGTTTTCCATTAACAAACTTACCCGATGAACTTGAAGATGATATAAGGTTTGCAGTACTAGATAATAGTGATCCAAAAGATCCTGATTTCTTTTTTATACCTTTAATTTTCTTAGAAAGTTTTAATGCACCAGCAATGGTTTTAGAAATTAACGGAAAAGAAATTATGATGCCATTAGATTGGTCTATAGCAGTAGGCGATAGTACCAGCGGTAATGATTTAGAAGTGCTTCCGTTAACAAGTATAAACAATCGAGGATTTGAAGCATTTCTTTTTAATCCGTTATCAAGTTATAAAATTGACTATGGAGAAATAAAAATTATTAATTTTTATAACGATGTAAAATGGTATTTTCCTAAAGTAAAAAACGGACAGTTATTAGCAGTACCAATTACCGACGGACCTAAACCGCTATGTGCATATTTCATTAAAGAAATATCACGACAATCAGAATTAATAGATTATGGACTAATATTATAAAGGAGGTTATCCATGGGAATTAAAGCAGGTAAAGTATGGGGTGGAACAGAACTAATACATGCTAATGGTGTATTAGAATTTCATCGTATTGAATTTAATGCGGGGTTTAAATGTTCAGAACATGAGCACCAATTTAAATGGAATGGATTCTTTGTTGAATCGGGCAAGATGCTTGTTCGAGTTTGGCAAGATGACCAAGATGGACTCGTTGATGAGACTATTTTGGAAGCAGGGGATTTTACTCAGGTTAAGCCTGGTAAGATCCATCAGTTTGAAGGACTTGAAGATGGAGTTGCCTTTGAACTTTATTGGGCAGAATTCAACCACAATGACATTGTGCGTAGAACTGTCGGAACAAAAGTAAAATAACAGGAGAAGATATGTTAACAAAACTTTTAGAAGGTGTAGATAGAGCACTAGCCACTAAACTAGTAATCTTACACACACTAGTAATTGCAGTTAGTAATTACTTAGTGACAATTAGGTTTGATTTATTTCCAGGTGCAGAGTTGCCTTTATTTGGATCATTCCCACTAGCAGCGGCGGCGTTTACATTTCCGATCGTTGTTGTAGCAACTGACTTGACAGTACGTCTTGTTGGTAAAGAAGCAGGTAGAGCCGTTGTAGCAATGGCAATTATTCCTGCTATTGTAGCGTCAGTATTAGTACTATTAGCACTAGGTGACGAACATGCATACAGAGTAGGTCTAGCCTCTGGTACAGCATACGCAATTGGTACAATGCTTGATGTTTATGTGTTCCAACACATTAGAGAAAAATATACACAAGCATGGTGGGCGGCACCAGCAATTAGTACAGTTGTTGCTAACGTCATTGATACGTATGCGTTTTTCTACACAGCGTTTTACCCAGCGCCGTGGGTAGCAGATGTAGCGTTCAATAATACCTTAACAAAAATTGTTATTGGTTTAATTGTATTCCTACCAGCATACGGCTTGTTACTTTCATTTTTGAAAAACAAGTTTGGTGTAGATGCTTTAGTACTTAAAGACGATGTAAAGCCTAAGAAGAAGGCAACTAAGTCTAAGAAAAAGGCATAAATGAGTTGGGTAAATTAATACCCAACCAACCACTGATATACGAGCGGGCCAACGGTGTTGTGTTCGCTCGTTATCGTGATCCGCCACATAATACAATACCTCGTTGGATAATAGGTGGCGATCCAGACGAAGTTTCTAGGGCACAAGGTAACTTGTTTTCACATGCTGAATGGCAAAATATGTTACATATTGCTAAACATAATAAGGCATTTAAAAAACAACTTGACAGATTGTTAATAATGTATTATACTATAAAAGATGAACAAGAATTGTTAGAATAAATGACTATAGAACCTATTAAAGAAAAACTAGACGATAAAATTAAAGCACTTAATTCTACTCGTGTTTTTAAAAAAGTAACACCCAAAGGCGACCTATCTTGGTATATAAAATGGGTATCTGTTGTATTAATACTTTTTGCTACTTCAGCAAGAGCAACAGGAACTATGCCAGAAATTGATCTATGGTTTGGACTATTTGGAACAATAGGATGGGCTTGGGTAGGCTACTTATGGCACGATAGAGCAATCCTATTACTTAACGGTGTGCTAGTTACTATTATTGTTATGGGCTTAATGAAATATTATTTTGGAGTTATAGCGTGAGATTAAAAAATTTAAGAGTAGCTATTTGTATTCCTGCTAGAATGGCTAGCACAAGATTTCCAGATAAGCCTCTTGCATTGTTAAACGGACAACCAATGATTAAACGAGTGTATGAACGATGCCTTGAAAGTAATCTAGATACATATGTACTCACAGATAGCAAACGAGTTGCAAGTTTATTTCCAAATGAAAATTGTGTAATACAAGATGATCCTTTTGAAAACGGTACTGAAAGGTGTGCAGGCTTTCCGTATATGAACAGGTACGATGCTATTATTAATGTTCAAGGTGATATGCCTGATATTACTGTTGATATTATTAAAGCAGTAGAAAATGGAATTTTTATAAACGACTCGCCAATAGTAACAGTTTACACAAAGATGAATAAGGACTTGCAAAAAGATCCGAATAGTGTTAAACTAATACATACCCATGATAAAGCTCATTGGTTTTGTAGAGCAGGATTAGAGTACGGTGCTCATCACTTAGGTGTATACGGATACACAAGACAAGCACTATCTGCATATTCTAAACTACATGTATGCAACGAGGAAAACATTGAAAAACTAGAGCAACTTAGATGGTTGCAAAACAACTACACTATGTCAGTTTATGAAGTTAAATTTAATGGCATGGAAATTAATACACCCGAGGACTTAATAGAATGGCACAAGCAAAACTCCCAATAAAAGATATACTTGCAGCAATTGATATGAATGCTAAAAGTGTGTGGAAAGAGTTATCTGATGACGAACGTAAACAAGTGTCGTTCTGGCTTCTTAACCGCTATATAAGCGCCGTACAAGGGTCTAGAGAAGATATGGAGCTCGCAGTATTCAAAACTAATGAATACTATAATAAACACTTTAATACTATCGGAGTTGGTAGAGAAAATGGACATCAACAACTAATGTGGCAACTCTTATGTATGAGTGGTTCTTGGGGTAAGATTAAGTTCCATCCGTATATTGGCTTTAAGAAAAAAGGTGCAAATAATAATGTTGCAATAAAATTTTTAGAAACAATTTATCCTAACATGAAAAGTAAAGAGGTAGAATTACTTGCTGGAATATCTACAAAAAAAGAACTTAAAGAACTTGCAGAAGAATATGGTATTGAGAATGTCAAGTTCTGAAAAACCATATGTATGTGAATACTGTAATACAGGATACACAAGAGAAACAACTCTTGCTGTACACATGTGTCAACCTAAACGTAGAGCATTACAAAAGAATGAGAAACGTGTACAGCTAGGCATGTATGCGTTCAATCAGTTCTATAAACTTAGTGCAGGTGCAAAGAAAGATAAAACCTACGAAGAATTTTGTAAATCACCTTACTATAATGCATTTGTTAAGTTTGGAAGTTTTGTTAACAACGTAAGACCATTGTATCCAGAAAAGTATGTTGACTATGTTGTTACTAGTGGAGTAAAATTAGATCATTGGTGTAGAGAAGAAATGTACGAAAAGTATGCATTAGGACTAATTAAAAAGGAAGGAGTACAAACTGCGTTAGAACGTTCAATAATTACTATGATGGAATGGGCTGACGAAAACAATAGTGTATGGAATCATTATTTTAATTATGTAAGTCTGAACAGAGCAATTTATCATATTAAAGACGGTAAAATTAGTCCTTGGCTTATTTTAAATTGCAAGTCTGGAAAACAAATGATGAGTAAATTTAACGATGAACAATTAGAAATAATTTATAATGTAATGGATCCTCAGCATTGGGCTAGGAGATTCCAAAAACAAATTAATGATGTTGAAACTGTAAAAGAAGTTGTAAAAGAAAGTAACCTATGAAATTAATATATTACCCAGACGAGTTTTTAGATAAAAAAGTAAAAAATGTAGACATATCAAATCCAGGATTTGATCCTATAGAACTTAAAAAAGAAATGGTAGACTTTATGTTAGCTAATAAAGGAATCGGATTGAGTGCCAATCAAATAGGTATGGATGCACAAGTTTTTGTTATGGGTGAAAATAAAGACAATGCAATTATTGTTATTAATCCTGAAGTGTTACAGCATACAGAAGAAACTGTACAAGATGTAGAAGGGTGTTTAAGTTTCCCAAAAGTTTATGTAAAAGTTACGAGACCTAAAGAAATACTTGTAAAATATTATGACGAAAACTTGAAAGAGGTAAGTACTAAAGTAATTGGGTATTCAGCTAAATGTTTTTTACATGAATTTGATCACCTGCAAGGAATTACTTTTAAAGATAGAGTATCAAAACTTAGATGGGATATGGCTACAAAAAAGGCTAAGAAAAAAATCTAATGACATTTATATTTAGACATCCTAAATATTATAAAGGACTTAAAAAAGTTTATGAGAGTGAAAAAGTTATTTGTGAAAGATGTAAGGCAAAGGTTACTAGAAAAAACTACGATCTCCATCACGGCAAAAAGTGTAGGGAATACTGATGCCTGATATTGATATAGATTTTGCAGACAGGACAGATATCTTATCAAAGATACAACATCGTGTAGCTAAGTTGGACACAGGTAAAAAACATAATACCGGAGTCTACGCAACAGAGATACCACACAATCCTATTGATAAATTATCAACAATCAACTATAAAGACGCAGAAGATCGAGGATACTTTAAACTAGATTTTCTTAATGTCAGTATATACAAAGACGTTAAAGACGAAAGCCACTTAAATACATTAATGGAAAGGAAACCAATATGGGAACTTTTGGAGCATCAAGACTTCGTAGATCAAGTCTTTCATCTAAGCGGTCACAGCAATCTCTTAAAACAATTGAAACCTACTTCGGTAGAACAATTGGCAGCGACACTAGCAATAATAAGACCAGCAAAGAGACACCTAGCAAACGAGAGTTGGGAAACAATACTAAAGGAAGTATGGATAAAGCCGACCAACGGTGAATACTACTTTAAAAAAGCACATGCAGTAAGTTATGCAATGGCATGTGTAGTACATATGAATTTATTATGCGAGCAATTAGATGAACATAGAAAAGTTTAGAAAATTCTTAGACGAACTTGAAGTTCAACTTTGGAAAGATGAAACAGGTAAGACAGTTGCCGAAGAAGGCTATAAGTACTCTAAAAACTTTTGGAATTACTATAACGAAAAACAATTTTGTATACAACATATGGATCTAGATGGTGTTGAAACTGTTTGTGATATAGGTGCAGGTGTAGGACTGTTAGGCGTACTTTTAAATCAATGGTACAATATAGAAGTAGAAGCTACTGATGTAAAAGCAACCTTTGACGGAGGCATATTTCAGCAAATGTTTGCTAAAATGAAAACTCCTAGACACTTGTTAGAAATAAAAAATAAAGAACCAATAGTGCTTCCTAAACACTATGATATGATTACAATTACAAGATCAGTATTTGATAGAGAAGAACTTCCAAATGGATACAACAACAAATATCCAGATGAATTATTTGATTATGAATATTTCTTAGATGACATATTTAAACATTGCAATAAATTATTTTGGAAAACTAATTGGCAAAGCTGGGCTACTCAAAAAGTATTTCCAGAAAGTGTTCGACCCTTTTTATGGTGGCCTGAAAAGAATAGATCGAGTAAAGACGGTGCAAGAAGTAATGCAATGTCTAAACCATATCGTGCTTGGTACATTATACTTACTAAAGAAGAGTGGGAGAACAGATGAACTATGAGTTTGAAGATTACAGAAAACCAAAAAAATTTAACTTAGGTCCTTGGCTAACATATCGTGTACCTAGTATATTTGCAATGGATTATATTATTAAGATGTTTCTTTGGTTATGGTTACTCCCTTTTTTAATAGGGTTTATGGTAACTCCTTTAGGACTACTGTTAAATACAATAATATTTGATTATATCTATTACAGATATATTAAACATTTTACTTCTTAGATCGCCTAACTAATTGTACTGATTTACGTTTAATTCTTTTTACAGACATGTTACCTAAGTTAACCACTGGTCCTATTGTTACTTTAACATCTTTAGAATTCATTGACATTAAAGCATATTGAAACAGCTCCATCTCTGATCTAAGAAAGATGTTAATAGGAATCATTCTATTAGATTCCCACCACCATATATCACCTAATTCTAAAAAGATTTTTTTGTGTGCATCGTCTATAAGATCGTTGTAGATATACATAGTGGTAACATATTGATCTTGGTTTACTATTATACCAACATATTCTACACCACCATATGTAGCAACACTTATAAACGGGAAGTCATTCTCTATATTTTTTAATAGCATTATTAATTTTATCCGATAAATACTTGCATGTCGCAGCTAATACCTAGATATTTAGTCAATAACAGAATTCAAATCATAGCTAATGACTCTGGATTCGTAACGGAGTATAGACCAGTGTACCAAAGACAAATAAAAATATATAAAAATATAGATAATAAATTACAATTTAGAATTTTAAATGCAGATCAAAAACCTTTATCAATAAGTGGTTATACTGTAAAATTTAATGCGTTTGATGAAAACAAAAGTTTAATTATTTCACACGATGCAACTGCTGTTGTAGGAGACGATAGTGCTGCAACAAGGGGATTATGTACGGTAACAATAACAGAAAACGATTTATTAAACGTTGATGATCAATATTTAAGTTATAATATACATTTAGTAGATTCTAACAGTGACAATACAATAACATATTCAGATAGCTTCTTTGGTAATAACGGAACTATACAAGTAATTTCAGGTGCTTTACCTGGGCCTCGTGATTCGTATAACTTTACGCAATTTCAACAAGAAGGTATAAACAGTACTATATTCTATAGCGAATCTAAAACTGCTGAACCTGCTATAAACGGTAATGAAGCATTGCATTCAGCTGCTATTTACACAAGCTCAGCATATATTGGTGACGTTGTAGTACAAGCTACATTAGATAGTACCGTAACTGAATCAACCCTTTGGGGAGACGTTGCAACTGTAACATTTACCGGATCTGAAACTACGCCAATTCCTGTTAACTTTAATGGTGTTTTTAACCATTTAAGATTTAAAACTACAGCATCACCTACAGATAAAATTTCAAAAATTCTTGTTAGAAATTAGTTGACTTTATCTAACTAAGACGCTATAATATAACTATGAGTATTGTAGCTGAGATAGTTCTGACATACATTCCGCCTAAGCGTAAAAAAACGCCTAGCGGTTGGATCTCCTTCAATGCTCCGTGTTGTCAGCATAATGGCCAGTCCGTAGACACTAGGCAACGAGGCGGCGTCATCCAAGAAGGAGACAACGTTAGCTATCATTGCTTTAACTGCGGGTTTAAGGCTAGCTGGCAACCTGGCAGAAATATATCTCATAAATTGCGTAAGTTATTACAATGGATGAATGTTCCTGATGATGTAATTAACAAACTTGCACTTACAGTAATGCAAGAAAATGAAGGAATACAAGTTAAAAAAAATATAGTAGAATTGCCTAAATTTAATACTGTACCGTTGCCAGATGATGCAATAAAGATTGCAAACATATCTAAATTTAATAAACACAGTATGGCAGTACTTGAATATATGTCTACACGTAATCTTAATTTAGACGATACAAATTATTATTGGTCTCCTAGTTTAGGATATCGAGATCGTTTAATTATTCCGTTCTACTATGAAAAACGTATCGTAGGTTGGACTGCTAGAACAGTACAAGCTGATAAACAACCTAAATATATGAGTGAACAGCAACCAGGCTTTGTGTACGGATTAGACGAGCAAGGACCAAGAAAAGTATTTACTATTGTATGTGAAGGTCCGTTAGATGCAATTCATATTGACGGCACAGCTTTACTTGGAAGCGAGATCAAAGATCAACAAGCTATGCTCATCAATAGATTAAATAAAGATGTAATAGTTGTACCTGATAGGGATGAAGCGGGTTCTAAGTTAATAGAAGAAGCAATAGATCTAGGATGGGGAGTATCACTACCTGACTGGAGTAAAGATATTAACGATATAAGCGAAGCAGTTAGTAAGCATGGACGTTTATATGCACTACATAAGATTGTAAGTGCAGCTGAAACAAGCCCTTTAAAAATTAGACTTAAGGAGAAAAAATGGTTTGGTTAAAAAATTTTTTATTTTCTATAACTTTTCCAATTCGATTTTGGATTGAAAAATATTCAGATTGGAAGGAGGAAAGAAAGTATAAAAAGAAAATAAAAGAAATGAAAAAGAAAGACCCTTACATTTACAAGTAAGAGAAAGGCAGTGAATGAAGACGGAATTTGAAACAGGCATATTTGAGGTTTTAAAAAATTTATTAAAAGGCAATAGTATTATCTTAGCATTAATATATACGCTAGGTCATATTATTATTGCTATGACAGTTGTTAGTACAATGACTGGAGCAAGTCTATGGGAGGCAGGCACAGTAGCATTAGTAGAACCAGCAATTAACGGCGTATGGTTTTATGTACTACATAATTTATGGAAAAAATTTAACAAATAACTTAATACGGATATATAATGAGACATTACTTAGATTTAGATATATGGAAGATTTTTCCAAATGTTAAACGTGTTGGTGTACAAGTTAGTGGCGGCGCAGATAGTGCTTTAGTTCTTTATACTTTAGTCAAATGTATTAAAGACGCTGACATATATGTTATAACTGGATCATTAAATACAGAAAATAATTTTAATGAACAATATGCAAAAGATGTAGTTGCAGAAGTAATAAGGCTTACAGATACAAAAAGTATTAAAGAACACATTTTTAAAAGACAACGTAAGAGAGGTGAGCAAGCTGGTACTGATCCAAATGTAATATATAGAAAAGGTATGTTGCATAATGTTGCTAAAAAATATAATTTAGATCTAATGCTAAATGGTGTTACAATGAATCCTCCAAAGGGAATATTAGACGAAGGTAGAGATGAACGTAGAGATAAACCTATGCCTTTAACAGTAGAAGATGAATGGATAGTTTCTCCTATATTTCGTCCTTTTGCACAAACAGATAAAAGGTCAATAATGAAACAATATAAGATATTAGATATCATGTCATTATTTGAAAAGACATGGAGTTGCGAAGGCACTATAGAATCAACACAAAACTTTACTGTGCCTTGTAGAGAATGTTGGTGGTGTAAAGAAAGACAATGGGCATTAGAGGTAATAGCATGATACATTGGGGTATGGTTGGTAACAGCCACGATGCTAGTTTAGCAGTATTTAATGATAAAGAGTTACTATGGGCAAGTCTTGCAAAAGATTTTTCTAAGGTTCCTAATGACCCTGACTTTAGTCAAATGCAAATTGACATTGCAATACAAAGTTTTGGTCCACCCTCGGCAGTTCAATGGTACGAAAGACCAGGCCTTAAAACACTACGTCAGTGGAGAGCAGGACAGGGTTGGCTTTGGAGAGAAAATAATATACGTAGTTATTTAGAACGTTGGAACATTGATGTACCTATTACATATACCCAACATCATCTATCTCATGCAGCCTATGCTTACTATACACAACCACATGACGACTGTGCTGTAATTTGTTTAGATAGCATTGGAGAATTTGAGACCCTAACAGTATGGCACGGTAAAGACAACAAACTTAAGAAGATACATAGCCAAGGGTACCCACATAGCCTTGGATTATTTTATAGTGCTATGACACAGCGTATAGGCCTAGTACCTAACAGAGACGAATACTTAGTTACTGAATGGGCAAAGAAAGGTCGAGCCCATAAACTTATGCATTTGATGTTAGAAGAAATTATTAAGGTTAATCAAGAATCAAGTAACCCCAGTATACGTATGAGAGAAAATTTACACAGGGGCTGTATGTGGTGGCAACCTAAATTAACATCAAAACAAGATATGTATGATATAGCTGCTGCTACCCAATCTGTATTTGAGTACTGTGTAAAGATATTAAGTAACTACGCTCATTATAAAACTAATCGCGGTTCGGCTATTGCATTTGCAGGAGGTGGAGCTCTAAATAAAAAGGCTATGGACCAAGTGCGACAGGATTGGGAAAACGTATGGGTACCACCTAACCCAGGTGATCCAGGTAGTTGCATTGGTGCAGTACTAGCACAAACAAAAACCAAAATAACACTTGACAAACAATGGTATAAGGCTATATAATAAACACATGGCAACTAGACAGAATACAGACTACGGGTATGATATACAAAAAGTATATTTAGAAATGATGATGACAGATGCAGAGACATTTGTAAGATGTCAGAGTGTGTTTGATCCAACAGCGTTTGATAGACGTTTAGAAAAAACAGCAACATTTTTAAACGACTATGTAAGTGAACATAATGCGTTGCCTACATTTGAAATTATAAATGCGGCTACCCAAGGTAATTTAAAAGACCCTGGGCAATTAGCTGACAATCATTATGACTGGTTGTTATTAGAGTTTGAAACATTTAGCAGACACAAAGCATTAGAGAAGGCAATACTTAAAGGTGCAGACTTACTTGAAAGTGGAGACTATGGCCCTGTTGAAGATCTAGTTAAGAAGGCTGTACAAATTGGTTTACAAAAAGACTTGGGTACAAATTATTTTGATAACCCTAGAAAACGTTTAGAAGCAATCAAAGACAATAACGGACAGGTAAGCACAGGGTGGGCCATACTAGATAAGAAATTATTTGGTGGGTTCAACAGAGGAGAGCTTAATATATTTGCAGGCGGTTCGGGTGCAGGTAAGAGTTTGTTCTTAGCAAACTTGGGTGTGAACTTTGCACAAAAGGGTATGAATGTATTGTACTTGACTTTAGAGCTTTCAGAGAACTTAGTTAGTATGCGTGTTGACAGTATGGTAACAGAAATTAGCACTCGTGATATATTTAAGAACATCGACGATGTTGAAATGAAAGTTAAGATGATAGGTAAAAAGTCAGGCGCATTTCAAGTTAAGTATATGCCAAGTGGTAAGACACCTAATGACATACGTAGTTATATTAAAGAGTATGAAATTAAAACAGGCAAGAAGATTGATGTACTGTTGATTGATTACTTAGACTTGCTTATGCCCAATGGTGCAAAGGTCAGTGCAGAGAACTTGTTTATCAAAGACAAGTACGTATCAGAAGAACTACGTAACCTAGCAATGGAATTACAAACAGTATTTGTAACAGCGGCACAGTTGAACAGAGGTGCTGTTGAAGAAATTGAATTTGATCATTCGCACATCAGTGGCGGACTTAGTAAGATACAAACTGCTGACAACGTGTTTGGTATCTTTACAAGTAGAGCAATGCGTGAGCGTGGACGTTATCAAATACAGTTAATGAAGACACGTTCATCAAGTGGTGTAGGATCAAAGATTGATCTTGGATTTGATATTGATACCCTGCGTATATTTGATCTTGATGAAGATGAAGAAGATAGCTATCAGTCAAGCTCAGGTAGTTCAACTATTATGGACAACTTAAAACGTAGTAGCAATACACCAACAGAACCTAGAGAAGATCCAACAGAAGGAACTAGTGTTGGAAAGGTACGAGCTGAAACAGACAGTACAAAGCTAAGACAGTTTTTAAATAATTTAGGAGATGAATAATTGATTCAACAATTAACTAACCCTTGCACACAAAATTATCAACAGTTTCAAAATATAATATTTGAGCCTGACATGACATGGACTTATCATGATCCTATGAGCTTTCCGGGAGAAGATCGAGATAAAGAATTACCGTACTACAGTCATATGATTATGAAGAGACCTGTACCAGGTCAAGCATATAGTACAATTACTAGTCACTTGTTTGAGTTATCTTATAATGTAATAGAAGAAATACTACAAGCAAACAATATACAATTGAATACAATATATAGAATAAATTTAAATTCAACAACCAACGGAGAATTAAAACAATCAAGTTGGCATAAAGACCTAAGTTTTCCCCACAACAATTTATTAGTGTACATGAATAAGTTTGACAGTGGTGCAACTATGGTTAGGGACAAAGATAATCAAAAAAGTTTTGAACCTAAACCTAATGATGCAATTATATTCGACGGTGATTTAGATCATTGTCATCTAACACCAACATCAGGCAGAAGGATAACCCTAGTGGTTAATTATCTATAATGGCAATAGAATTAAAAAATCATACACCTAGTTTGTACGTGTTTGGTGATAGCTTTAGTGTAGTTGGCCCTACAAAGAATAGAACACCTAATCCTATTATTCCAGACTGGCAGTGGAATGTTAGTTTAGCTAAACGCCTCGGAATGGATCTACAACCAATTGCAGAGTTTGGCACTTCAAACGATTGGATACTGCTTATGGTAACTCAACGATTGCATGAGTTTAAGTCAGGTGACGTTGTGATTGTACAAACAACTGAAGCACAACGCTATTGGTTCTTTGAAGATAATCCTTCTATAAGTAACGTCGGTAGTGGTGATGATATGAGTAATGAAGGCATCAGCACAGAACAACAAACAGCAATTAAAATGTATTGGAAACATCTGCACACCAACGACAAAGACCAACTTAGACACGAAGCAAACTATGCATATCTCAACACACTAAAATGGCTATGCTCTAACATAGGTGTTAAACTAATTATACTGCCTGGCTTTAGTTTGCCTAATCTTTTTCCTATTGCAGGACCAGCCATTAACGGCACACTACAAACAGTAAGTTCAGGAGAGTTTGTTGATAAACGTGCAGGCGAAGAATGGTACTCTAGACCTAACACACCAGATCAAAGACTCAATCATCTAAGTCAACACAATCATAAAATTATCAGTGAACGCTTGTTTGATCACATCAAGCAAGACAAAGACCTAGACTTTACCACAGGTTACCTACAAAAATATTTAAGTGTAGCTACACAGAAAACAGAACAACTTAACCCTGAACCAATTCAGCATACCATGCTAGGAGAATAACAATGGCAATAGAACTACAGAATCATACACCTAGTTTGTATTTGTTTGGAGATAGTTTTAGTGTACCTAGTACAGCAGTAGCAGGCAGTGACAGTTGGGTAGACTGGCAATGGTCAGTACAGCTGAGTGAACTGATGGGACTTGAGCTAAAGGCACTAGCAGAGTTTGGTGTATCAAACGAATGGATCATATCACGGTTCAACTTCTTTTTAGATCAATACAAATCAGGCGATCATATAATTATACAAACCACAGAGAGCAGTCGCTACTGGTACTTTCAAGACAAGCCGTGGGTAAGCAATCCTTTTGGACTTGTTGATGATCTAGTAGGCGAGAAGATACTAACGCCTAAAGAAAACGATGCTATGCGAGCATACATCAACTACATACACACAGATGAAAAAGACTGGCAACGTCAACAGATGATGTACGCATATCTCAACACCATGCGTTGGGCATTAGGTAATCACGGTATACAAGTACACATACTACCTGGCTTTGATCAACCACAACAGTTTCCTATAGCAGTTAACGGTGGAGAAATACAAGGCTGTTTACAACACGTAAGTAAAAATGAATTCATATCACATGAGCACGGCGAAGCATGGTATGCTCAACCTAACACTCCTGATCAAAGACTAAACCATTTGAGTCGAGACAATCATGATCTATTGGCCAAACGTTTGTACGATCACTTCAATGGCGAGTCAATTAACTTTATA